CCCTGCGTCGCGGCCTTGCCCACGTGGTAGAGGGCTTTCCCGCCGCCGCTGACGAGCGGTTCCACCGGGCCGGCCATGCGCTCCAGTTCGGGCTCGGCGCCGGCCTCGGAGCGGAGCGCCGCGCGCTGGGACGCCGTGATCGTGGGCTGACTGCCGCGCACCAGATCGGCCGCGCTCGGCCCCGGGTACGCGGGGCGCGGCACGTCCTGCGTGTACATCGAGGGCGCGCGCAGGTCGAAGGGCGCACGCGGGGCAGGCCCCGGCGGCACCGGCCCCGTCGCGTTCGGCCGGGGCGCAACGGGCTCGACGCCCTGCGTGTCCCGCAGCCACTGCGCGATCAACGGGATCAGCCCGGCTTGACTCACGCGGGGGTCGTCTCCCGCCAGCGCATGCCGCTGAAACTCCACCAGTAGTTCTGGTCGAACTGCTTGCCACCCTCCAGCCAGGCGTTGCGCGACCCGTACAACAGCGCGTCGAAGCGGTCGCGGTGCACCGTCTCCCCGGTCTGCTGCCACAGCCAGCCGTACACCGGCGCGATGATCAGGTTGAGATCCGGGGCGCCCTCCTCGACGTACCCTTCGGGGCTGATGGGGTTCAGTTGGTAGCGCATCGCCTGGGTGGGGGCGTGATACGCCTCGGTCCACATCCACTCCCCCAGTTCGACGAGGGCCGGGAGACAGCGCGCGTCCTGCGTCTCCTCCCAGTCCGCGATGAGGGCCTGCGCGGTGATCGCGGCCATGAACGGGGAGATCTGATCGGTCCCCCAGTGCGCTGTGTCGTACCACTGCGCGAAGTACGTGTGGCTGACGTCCACCCACTCGGCGCGGATGTCCCGCTTCGGTTCCCCCAACGCCTCCGCGTTGATGAAGCCCAGGATGGCGTACGCGATCTCGCGGCTCGTCCCGTGCGAGACGATGTACGTGCGATCCGTCGCGTCCGACGCGAAGGACGCCGTGCTCGACAGCGTGATCGCCCATTCCTTGGACAGCGCGTCCCCCGTGCGCTCGAAATCCATGCGGAGGCCGTGCGTGAAGTTGTAGTAGCCCGGCACCCCGCCAGCATTGGGGATGATGTAGGTGTCCCGAAACCACCTCATCGCTTCCTTCGCGTAGGTGTTCCAGGGCTCAGGCTCGCCTGTGTAGTCCGCGATCTGGTACATGACGCGCGCCATGTCGTAATAGACAAAGCCCAGCTTCTGATCGGGCGTGTCGTTGGGATGCGTCAGCAGGTACTCCCCGTGCCGGCGCCCGTACTCCACCATGTTGATTTCCCACTGGGCCTTGTCGACCGCGCCCGGCGCGAGCACCGGCGGGACGTACGGATCGCCCCAGACGGGAAACGGGAACGGCGCCGGCTCGCCCGTGGGCGGCGGGTCGATCGGCGGGGCCGGGTCGCCCACCGTGAACGGACGTTCGATGGTGCCCTCCCACACCGTGCCCGCGGCATTCGTCGCGGAGACCTTCTCCACGTAACTCCCCGGGGGGAGACTCCAACTGGTCGCCGTCGTCCCCAGTGGCACGTAGCGCATGCCCACATAGCCGTGCTCGGGGGTCTGGATCTCGACGAGATACTGCGAGAGATCCGGCGCGACCGGCACCCGCATCTCGGTCAGCCACTGCACCGTGTGGGTCTGATTCATCTCACCCGGCGACGCGCGAGCGCGCCAAGCCCCGCGAGGCCCGTGCCGAGCAACAGCATCGTGGCCGGTTCCGGCACGGCCGCGTTAATCAGGTCGGCCTGGTTCGGGCTCGCGGTGAACGCGCCGTCCGCGCCCGGTGCGAACGTCCCCAGCGCGATCTCGGTGTTCGCGAACGCCCAGCCATCAGCCGTGAAGCCATAGTAGTTCGCGAGCGTCTCGTTCTTGGTGTCGAGGCCCACTGCGACGAAGAGCGCGGTCGCGCCAGACGCGACGAGGCCCGGCGTGTTCGGCGTCCCCGTGAACGTGCCCGTGAGCAGCACCGCGTCGTCGAGGCCCAGCGCCGGCACGTCGCCGGTGAGGGTGAAGGTGCCGCCCCCGGCCCACGTGTACTGCGGCGGGCCTTCCAGCGTGTTCGCGCCGGTCGTGAAGTCGAGGAAACAGTCCACGCAACTGAGGACGACGTTCGCGTTGAGCGGCGACTCCACGCCCACGATGTTGACGAACTGCACATCGGTGCCGACGAGCGGCCCCCCGGCGCCGTCATAGGTCAGACTGCCGCCGGCCCCACCGGGCGTCGTGTCGAACACGATGGAGGGCAGCGCGACGGCCAGGGTCGGACAGAGTGCGAGCGCGAGAATGCCAAGCCACTTTTTCATCGGAGCCCTCCAGGGGCGTGCGGACGTTAGCGACGCTTGCGGCCGGGTGGATTCTTCGGTGCCGGCAATTCCGGCGCGCCGCCGGCCCTGGCCCCAAAAAATCCCTTCTGCTTCGGCGTGAGCGGGTTCCCCCGCACCTCGCCGTCTTTCAGGATCGTCTTCGCCTTCTCGGGACTGACCTTGCTGCCACGCGTGGCGCGAGCGGGGAACGGCATCAGGGCCTCCTGGCATCTAGCGTGGTGGTGAGTTGCCGAGCCGGTCCCGCTCGCACCACGCGCACGATCGCCCAGCCCGTGGGCGTCACGTGCCACGCGGCGCGCGCCCGCGGGCGACGCCGGCCGCGACGGCGACGCGCGCGAAGATCCGACGCCGGCACGTAGCCGGGACGCGCGGCGAGCGCGGCCGGATCGCGCCCCGTGATCCGCGTGACGGCGTCGGAAACCGTCATGCCTCCGCGAGACTCAGGCGCACGCGGCCCACCTGCACCGTGCTCGCCGGCCCTGACGCCACGTGGAGTTCGAACGAGCCCGAATGCGGCGCGAGCAGCCGGCCGCGAATGGTCGAGGTGATCGCGGTCAGCGGCGCGGCCTGATCCGGGTACGCGTGCGTGCCCGGCATGTTCGTCGTCGTGCCCGGCACGGCGCTGTACTCGATCGGCACCACGTCGTCAGGGCCGAGCATCGCGGTCACCTGCTCGCCCTCGCGCGTCTCGGCCCCACGCGGTGCGGCGACGGCCACGGGGCGCCGCTCCGGGTCCGCTGGCCCGCGGGTTCCGATCATGCCCTGGCGCGCGCGCGGCGCGGCGCCCTCGGCCTGCGCGGCCCCCCCATTCGACGTCTCGATCGACTCGATCTCGGCGAACACGGTCACACTCATCGCTCAGTCCTCTTCCGGCCCAGGCCGGGGTCGCGGTCGTGGTGGCGTCGTCGGTGGTCGCGGCTTCGGCTTCGGTTGCGCGCGCATCCTCGGCCCCCTCTCACCCAAAGAACGTCCCACTCACCATCTCATGCCACGTGCCGGGATACGCGGACGACACCAGGGTCAGACGGCCGCCGCCGTCGATGCAGGGCTTCATCGCGGAGTACGCGAGGCGCGGCCACTGCCAGGTGCCGATCTCGTCAGCCAGGATCGCGGACGCGGTGTACTGGCGCAACTGGTCCGCGCCCTCCGCGATGCCCACCAGTCGCGCGTCTGTCTCGACGAGCGTGAGCGTGGGCGGGTCTGCGCTGTCCGCAACGGCGCGGGCGCCGCCGGCCCATGCGGGCAACCGCGCGAGGATGCCGCGCGCGCGCTCGATCAGTTCCGCGCTTTTGTCCTGCTTCGACGAGATGAAGAAGATGCGCGCGTGCGGGCGCGCGAGCGCGAGGCGCAGATGCAGCGCGACGAAGAGCCAGGAGAGTCGCATGCGGCGCGCCTTCGGCACGATCAGGATCGGCGGCAGCCCGCGATCGAACTGGCGCGCGAGCAGTTTGAGATACGTGAGTTCGCGCGTGGGCGCGGCGCAGCACACACGGGGGGGCAGGCCGCCGTGGTACGTGCCACACGCCGCGCACACGTGCGTGGGGAAGGGTTTCACCGGCGTCGTCGCATCCACTTCGTCGACCGTGGTGACCGCCGTCGCGAGCCAGTACCAGGGATCAGCGGCGCACGCGCGGGCGCGCGTCACGTAATCGAGGTCGGCTTCCAGCGCGGTCGCGTCGAGATCGGCGAGTTCAGGCGGGAGGGGCGCCGTGAGACTCCGGGGACTGACTGTCGACGACGCGCGAGACATCGGGGCCACTTGGGGGTTCGACTACCACGGGTGGGGCCGGCGCGTCAATGCGGGCGCGGGCGCGCGCGAGCAGCGCGGCCATCAGGGCGCGCTCGTCATCCGTCATCGCGTGCAGCACGGCGCGGCGCTCTTCGGGCGTGCCGGTGTCGTCCTCGATGGTCACCATCTCGCGCGCTTTGCCCCAGCCGCGATCGGCCAACCACTGCGCCGCGAGCAAGCGTTCGCCGAGCGTGGGCAGGCGCGTGCGGCGGCTGTTCCGCCACGGGATCTTCTCGCCGCGCATGACGGCGAGAAAGAGGTTGACGATCTCGATGCCGCGCTCGGTCTCCTGGTGGACGTAGCGCGAGAGCGACGACACGGTGAGCGGGCGCCCATTGGGATTGCCGGATTGACCGGGGCGCCAGATGCGCTGGACGAACTCGGGCGCGCGTTCAGCTTGGGGCATCCCTGTTCTCAGGCGTGCTCAGCACGGCGGGATCAGTCGCGCTTGGGGCGAGGGCCGCGAGCCATTCGTTGTACCCCGTGATATGCACGTCTCGCGGCGTTCCGTGGTCGAAGAGCGCATTGAACCAGAGCGTCTTCGCGGTCTCCAGCGCGGTCTCCAGCGCGGTCACGCGGGCGTGGAGGGCGACGACGCGATGGAAGAGGTCGAGCGGCGAGAGTTCATGCACGCGGGGCAGCGGGTCCATCGTCACGTCGGGGGTCATGGCAGAGTGTCCAGGGCCGCGCGCGCTTTGTCGAGGGCGTGATCGGCGACGACGCGACGGGGGCCGCCGCCGAGGGTTTCGTTCACGGTCCCTTCCACCGCGAGGATGAGGGCGCGCACGGCCCCTTCCAGGCGCGTGACGCGGGTGGTGAGGGCGCGCCGCGTGTCGGCCTCCTGCTCGGCCTGCCGCGCGAGGATGTCCAGGCGATCGAGGATCGCGGGGAGATCGGGGAGATCGAGGGCCGCGAGGTCGTCGGGCATCACGGGCTGGCAGGGCCATCGACGAGGTCGGCCGCGCGTTGATCGAAGCGCACGCGCCGGCCGTCGGGCGTGGACTTGCGGGCGAGGGCGTACGTGGCCGCGACGCCGGGCGCGTGGGGATCGCGGACGAGGGGCTGCGTGAAGCGCGCGTAGTCGACGACGTGGTGGGTGCGGCCATAGCGCCGGGCGACGCGGACGACATCGGGATGCTGGGCGCGGAGGGACTCGGCGAACTGCACGTCGGCGTCGGGGAGGGCGTAGATGGAGTCGGTATTGCCGCCGCGTTGGCTGCGGGACGGGAGTTTCTTGGCGAGGAACATGTAGAACAGGACCGTGACGAGGCCGGCCTTGAGGACGCGCAGGGAGAGGTCGGTGTCCTCGTTGTACACGCCGCGCCAGGGTTCGGTGAGCGTGCGCGCGAGGCGGGCGTGCGGAATCCAGACGCAGGAGTAGATCCGCGTGTTCAGCATGAAGGGCGGGCGGGCGAAGCGACGCTTCACCAGCCCAGAATACTGGAAGCCCATGAGACCGATGTTCGCGTACTGCGCGCACCACGCCTCGGCGAGGTCGAAGACGAGGCCGGTCTTGGCGGGGATGATGCGGTTGTCGGTGAGGACGTGGAAGCCGCGGAGGTTGTCGTCGAGGCACCAGTGGGCGTCCGCGCCCAGGACGTTCTTGGCGTGACGCCACGCGTAGTTGCGGGCGGGGATCGAGCCGGCACCGGGCGGCGGCGTCTCGGGCAGGACGAGGAGGGTGGCCTCGCGCGAGAGCATGACGGCCGTCGCGTACTGGTCGGCCTCCGGGGGCTCGACGACGACGAAGTAGGGGACACCCATGGCGTCGAGGGCGCGCATCGTGTGGCGGGGCGCCCAGCGCCCCTTGGAGACGATGTAGAGCGGGGACCGGGGCACCGAGCCGGCTAATACCGCCGCAGGGGGCAGCGCGCGTGATGGCCGGTCCCGTGGGGGCGTCCGCACTTGGGGCAGCCGGTGGTCATGGCGCTAGGCCCCCTTCTGCGCGGCGAGCCAGCGGGCGCGCACGCGATCGCGCGCGCGATCACTCACGGCCCGGCGACGGCGCTCGGCCAGCACCCCGGCATGGGTGGAGCGGCACTCCGCGCAGGTCTCGGTCTTGGTGCGGGGCTGCATGGGCTTGCCGCAGGACAGGCAGATCTTCATGGCGCTACACCCGGCCCGATCGGCTGATGACCACGCTGCCGGTGCGGCGCGCGTGGCTCAACGCAACGCCCTTCTGCTGGAAACTCCAGCGGATGGCCTTGCCGTAGGCGTTGCGATCGCGGATGACGCCGGTCACGGCGTCCACCAGGATGAAGTTCATGCCATGCGCGAGGAGGTCGCGCACTTCCGGCAGGATCGGGGTGGTCATCGTCGTCTCCCTGTTCACGGGGGTTAGGAGTGGGACCGCTTCGCGGCGCAGGCGACGCACGGGGTGGAGGAGTGATCGACGTGGGCGCTGCACCACTCGCAGGTGTACCGGCCACAGTCGCCGCACTGGCCCGCGAACTGGAGACGCGTCCAGCCGTTCACGTCCCCGCTCACGCAGCAGCAGGGCACCATCTCGTAGCCCTGCTCGTCCCGCGGCGTCTCGGTCTTCTCGGCCACCCGCTTGGTCGCTGTCTTCTTCATGTATCCAAGATACACCCGGTATCCAGGGTGTCAAGCAGAGAATTCGGGGGGCCGGCCCGGCCAGGGAGGGGGGGGGCCAGGCAGGCCATCAGTCCCAGCCCAGGAGATGCCCCAGGAGGCGCCAGACGGCCCAGAGGGCTACCAGGGTACCCACCAGGACGGCAAAGACCGCCCAGCGGGCTGCCAGGGGGCTCAGGGGCCGGTTGTTGGGGGTCATGCCGGGTCCACGATCTGCTCGGCTGCCAGGACGCCGGCCGGCATCGGGGGGTACCAGATCGACCGGGTCCGGGGGGTGAGGGGCTGGCCCACCAGGGCCGCGAAGGCCAGCCGGTCGGTCTGGGTCCGAAAGTGGACGACGAGGTGATGGCGCGGCCGGGCGTCGGGCTGGGACATCGGCGGCATCCCCTCCCAGTGCGGCGCGGTCCAATGGTACGCGCTCGGATCGAAGAGCAGATGCTGCGACGCGCGCTCGTCGCACGGCGTCGAGGAATCGGCCGCGCGCACGTCGAGCAGATCCAGTTCCAGTTGGGTCCACGGGCTCATCGCTGGCGGCGCACCACCACGTGCCGGTGCTCCTTCGCGGTCGTCGGCTGCACGTCCAGGGCGATCGGGTAGTCGCGGGGATCGTACCGCAGACTCAGACGCACGTCGCCCTCCGGTGCCGCCGTGAGGGCATCCACCACATACGCCGCGTTGAAGGGCACGGTCACGTCCTCCATCGAGAGGTCAGTACCGAGCGCGCCTTCGAACGCGCCGGCCGGCCCATCGACCGCGAAGCCCAGGATGCCGTCCCCCCACGTCAGTGCGAGCGAGGTCTCGCTGTCCGCGAACAACGCCGCGCGCCGCGCGAGGACGAGCGCGTCGTCGCGGTCCACGGTGACGGTATGGGCGACGCGCGCGTACTGCTCCAAGATCGCGCGGTAGTTCGGGTACGGGAGCGACAGCCCCTGCGCGCGCACGGCGAGGGCCTCGGTGTCGAACAGGAGGACCGTCGAGTGGACGAGCCACTCGGTCGGTCCCTCGATCGCGTCGAGCGTGCGGAGCACCGCATCGAGCACGGCCCCGGGCAACACGATCGAGGCCGCGCGATCCGCCGTGCCGGCGCAGTTGAGGAACGCCATGCGCGCGCCATCGGTCGCGACCACGCGCGCGTACGTGGGCGTCACGTCGAGGAACACGCCCTGGAGCGCGGGCCGGCCGCGATCAGACGACACCGCGTAGCGCGCGGCGCGCAGCACCGTGCGGAATTCGGCCGCGTCCACCAGCCAGAGCGCGGCGTCCTCGGGCGGGACCAGGGTCCACGGGGAGAGCAGCGCATCGACATCCGTCTCGGACAGGATCGGCAACGCCATGCGCGTGCCGGTCGCGATGAGATGCAGCCGCGCGCCGCCGAGTTGGAGGAGCACGGGTTCGTCGGTGTCGAGGCTGCGCACGGCAGAGGCGAGTCGCTTCAGGCTCACGGCGCAGCGCCCGGCTTCGTCCACGCTCGCGGGCACGATCGCCTTCGCGGCGCGATCGAGGGACAGCGTGTGCGCGCACAGGCCCTCGGCTTGCGCCGAGAACCGTACGTGCGTGTAGAGGGGCACGGCGCCGCCCACGTCGGCCTCGGCGCCCTCCCCCACCAGATCGAGCAGTCGCTTCAGATGCGTGAGCGGGAGTGTGAGTTTCACCGGCGCGGCCCATTGCGCGGCGCGGGGAACGGCGTCAGCGTGGCCGTTGTCGTCAGCACGGCCAGGTACTCCAGCCGGTACACGCCGATCAGCATCTCGTCGTCGGCCCCGTCGGCGAGATCGCGCGGAATGCGCCCCGCATAGATCTCTTCCTCGCCCTGCACAGTGTCGTCGATCCGCACGTAGAGCGTCTCGGGGTACTCCTCGGGGGCGTTGGCCGGCGTGGACCCGTTCACTGCCGGCACGTCCGCGTGCATTGCGCGGCCGGTGTTCCAAAGTTCAGGCAGCAGACCTGGCACCACGTGGTGCGGCCATTCGCGCCCTGGAAGGTCTCTTCCCAGCACGTGAGCGCGTACGCCACGCCTTCCAGCGCGCCGAACATCAGCCCCGCGCCCACTAACAGGTTCAGGAGGTTCACGCCCCATCGTCGCATCGTCATTCTCCTCGCACGTAGTGGTCCCGTGCGTACATGAGCAAGGCCAGCGCGTCAGCCTCGTTGTGGTTCGTCAGCGGCGGCGCGCTCGCCCGCCACCGGAAGTTGACGGCCCGCAGCATGTGCGTCTTGTCCGCGTTGCCGCGCCCGCTCGTCCACTTCTTCAACGCCGCCACGTTCACCGGCGCGTAGTCGATCGCGAGCCGCGTGCAGGCCTCGATCACGCGCGTCGAGAGCCCGTACGCGATCTCGGTCGCGGCCCCGCCCCGGTGAATCCCCTTCTCGTAGACGACGAACATCGGGGCCGGGAACAGCATCTCGTCGAGCCACTTGTTGAAGCGCACGTACCGCATGCCCGCACTCTCGCCGCGCAGCACGGCGAACGAGGCCGTGCCGGTCTCGATGCGGCCCGCGTGATCGCGACGCGCCCAGCCGGTTTCACTGGCGAGATCCAGCGCGAGGACGATCATGGGCGCGCGTCCCCGGGCACCACGCGCAGGACGAAGCACAGCCCGTGCGGATCGTCCCGCGGGAGGAAGACCAGATCGACCCCGACCTCGACGCTGTCGTACCGCATCGCGAGATCGTCGAGAATGCGGTCGCAGTCCGCGCACGCGCACCACGCCCCGCGCGCCGTGTCGAGCAGGTGCGCGAGCAGGCGATCGAGGAGGCGCATGTCGGCCGGCATGTCGTCCAGCGGGGTCTGCTTCAGGTCGTGGGCGCGGCCTGACTGCGACATTTACGTACCGCTCGGCGGCTGGTGCGCCCGATCGGGACAGGGCGCCGCGTCGAAGAGCAGGCAGGGATCGACGCGACAGTTCCAGCGCCGATCGCACGCCTCGCACCAATGCACGTGGAGGCCGCGCACCGGCAGCCGGCGCCGGCCCTCCAACAGATCGCGGAGGTCGCGCAGGGTCCACATCACGCCAGCCGCCCCGTCATCGCGTCCACGCCGTGTTCGGTCTCCCACTCCGCGACAGCCGCATGGTAGACCACCGTGCGCGTGCTGGGGGAGAGCCGGCGCTCGATCGCCAGGAGTTCGCGCAGAATCACGCCCCACACGGGATCGGTCGACGCGAGTTTCCCGTCCGCGTGCTGCATCGCGAGCGCGAAGAACGCGTGATAGGCGTCGGTCAGGCTGACGATCGGATCGGGTGCGTTCACGGTGTCCACGATACCGGAGACGTCACTGACGTGTCCAGGGAATTCGTCCCGGGAGTCGCACCGAGTCGCACCCGGACGCCGCCGCTCAACGGCGGCACTCGGCAAGCGTTGCCGGCGCCACGGTGCCGGCCGGCCAGACGAGGTACGGCTCGCCGTGCGCGTTCACATAGGCCACCGCCTGCGCCTGGGCCGCGATCAACGACGTGATCGTGACCAGCATCAGCCCCATGGGACTGACGAACGCGACGAAGTCCGACGGGATGTACTCCGCGGACCAGGGGCGCTCGCGGGTGCCCGACATCGAGACCATCGGGATCTTCTTGGCGCGGACCTCGATGACGAGGGGGCACCGATGGCAGCCCAGATCGGGGAGCCGGCGCCGCTTCACGGCACGGTCGCGCACGATGCGGTCACCGAGCGCGGCATGGTCCGCGAGGTACGCGTCGTGGCCGTAGAGCCCGCACCAGACCCGCACCCATTCCTCGGCCTGATGCCCGAACGAGAGGTTCCGGCTGAACACCGGGTCAGGCTTGAAGTGCAGCGGCCGGTCGGTGTCTGGTTCCACGAATGCCTTCCTTTCCATTCGTTGCCACGTTTTCACCGTAGATGTAGGGAGAGGGAAGAGAGAACATGGCACACGGTACGCAATAATTCGGAGTGTCTTTTCCCTCTTTAATTTTTTCTCTTCTATGTACATCTACGGTGAAGGTCGAGATGGGCAGACAACACACATTCATGGTGAGCGTGAGGAGTTGAGTCAGCCATCTCCCTACATCTACGGTGAAGGTTGCACGTGTCGAGTGGTCCGCGCGGAACGAGGTAACATCGCGTCCGCACTGGTGAATCAAAACGGCACTTCCGCATGGGTACTCACAGACGTGGTGACATGTGGCGCACCTGTCGCCTCGCTGTCTGGTCCGAGATCACTCACGTCCTCGGTGACGTCGATCTCCTGGAAAACACTCACGTCGACAGCCGCGCGCACCGTGTAACTCACGCGCGCACGGTCGTCGTCCATGCTTGCGGTCGATCGCTCTGACATGACCAGTTTGAGGGCCTCCAACTGCTCCAAAAACCGCTTCACCGTCGACCAGGGAATGTCGGTGCGCCGGTGGATTTCGGAGACGTGCGCGCGTGGATGTTGCGAGAGGTCTTCCAGAATTTCCAGGCGTCCTGGGGGCACCGAATCACGGGCACAACGGGCCGCGAGATTCATCGCGTCGACCATCGATAATCCAATTGCGGTCGCTCCGCGAATTAATTGCGTCAATTGCTTACCCACGCGCGTGGGCATTTCCGGGGCGTGCGCGATCACGGCGTCCCCCCGATAGTCGGTCTCGACAGCCGTCCGCACCAGGGCCAGGAGGTCGGACATCTTCAAGAGCCGGGTCTCGTCAGCCGGCGAGAGGTCGACGTCGTGCGTCGGGTCGACGGTCTCCATGAGGGCGCCCACGGCGGCTGCCAGTTCCTCCCGCATCTGGCGCTCATGGCCGGTGTTGCGCCGCGCTTGCCGAAACGCGGCTTCGCGGCCATGCCGGCTATCGACGCGCACGATCAGGAACCGGTCCCCCATCGACGCGATCACCTCATGGGCGCGGTCCCACTGGGACGTGCAGGCGCCGATGACGGCCACGCGCCCCTCCCAGGTGATCGACCTCCCCCCGTCAGTCCCGATCTCGCGGACCCACTTGCCGTCATGCACTTCGCGCAGGGCAGCGATGACACCGGAGCGCGCGTTCCGGTCCATCGAGAGAATCGAGGTGAAGTCCTTCACGATGAGCAGCCCGCGGGGGCCGATGCGGCGCAGCAAGCCGCCGGTCGCGTCACGCGCGGCCGTGCGCTGGGACGTGCCTGATAGCAGGGCGCCCACTGACGAGATCATGGAGACGACGTGCCCGCCACTGCCCTCCAGGGACTGCACGGTCTCGGTCTTCGCGGCCCCGGACCCGGAGAGCAGGATGAGCCAGAGCGGGTCACC